TATTGGCAACCAATAACACTTGCAGAAAAGAAAAAACTATTTAACAAAACTGAAAATCTTAATGATGCTGGTTTGTTAGCCGATGTTGTCTTAATGAAAGCATTAGACAAAAATGGCGATAAATTATTCTCCTTAGAAGACAAATTAGTTTTAAATCATAAAGTAGATTCAGATGTTCTTTCTAGAATAGCAGTTGCTATGGTTCAAACTCCAAGTGCCGAGGATTTAAAAAAAAAGTAAATACTGACATAGAGCTAAAAAATATGCTAATAGTAGCAGATAGGCTCAAAATAAATTTATCTGAATTGAGTCAGATGAGTGAATATGAGTTTAATCTTTGGGTTGGATTTATGTTAGATGAAAGTGAACAATCCAAAGCTAACATGAAGAAATAAATATGGCTCAAAATTTACTTATAAATATTCTTGCAAAAGATAAAACAAAACAAGCATTAGGTTCTGTTCAAGCTGGATTAGGTAGATTACAAAGAACTGTATTTTCAATACAAGGTGCATTAGCTGGAATAGGTGGTGCATTAGTAATTAAATCATTATTAAGTGTTGGATCACAAGTAGAAAATTTAGGTGTTAGATTTGCATTTCTATTTAAAGGAATGGAAGAGGGTAATAAAGCATTTAATGAATTAATTAATTTTGCGGCTAAAGTACCTTTTTCACTTGGAGAAATTTCAGCGGCTTCAGGAAATCTAGCTGTTGTATCTAAAGATGCAGAAGAACTTGCAAAAATTTTAGAAGTTACCGGTAATGTTGCAACAGTAACAGGACTTGACTTTGCTATTACTGCAACACAAATTCAAAGAGCATTCTCAGGTGGTATAGCGGCCGCTGATGTATTGAGAGAAAGAGGTGTTCGTTCTTTATTAGGATTTGAAGCTGGAGCTAAAAAAACTGCTAAAGAAACTAGAGATGCCTTTTTTAAAGTATTTGGTCCAGATGGAGAATTTGGAAATGCTATGAAAGTTATGGCAGTAACCTTTACAGGAACACTTTCAATGTTAGGAGATAAACTTTTTAAATTTAAACTAGAAACAAACAGAGCTGGGTTCTTTGATTTTATAAAAAATGGTCTTGTTGTTTTAAATGATATGATTGAACAAAATGGAGAGGCATTAGCAAAAGCTAGTGCAAGAACTTCAGATTTTTTAATTACCATTACTAAACAAATATTAATTAGTGGAGCTGTAATTGTAGATTCATTACGAAGACCATTTATGTTTGTTGCTCACGCAATAAAAGGAACAATGGAAGTTTTAAAATCATTACCAAGAGGAGTTCAAGAATTAGGTGTAGTTGGTTTTCTTATGTTAGGTGGTAGAGGTAAGTTATTAGTTTTACTTCTTGGTTCTATTTTTGATTCATTAAGATCAATGTTAGGAAGTCTATCTAGTGCTTATGGTTCTATGATAGAGGGTATGGCAAAATCAATGAGATTCTTAAAATTAATCTCAGAAGAAACTTTTAAAGCTAACATGGAAACTGTAAAAGAATTTAAAGATGCGGCTGAAAGATTACAAACACCATTAGCTGAACTAAATGCACAAACAAGAGCATCTGCAGAAAATACTGAAGATTGGATGGTTGCAACAAAAGCAGTAGAAAAATTTATAGAAAAAATAATGAAGAATATGGAATTAACTAACGAAGAAATGAAAAAACTTTTAGAGTTAGCTGGTAAAGTAGAAAAAGATGTTAAACAAACAGGAGTTGATTTTGAAAAAGTAGGAGAAATATTAAAAGAATCAATCAAGAAAAAATTAGAATCTATTAATGAAACAATAGCTAAAGGAATACTTGGTGGAATTAAAAGAATGTCAAAAGGATTAGCAGAAGTAGTAGTTCTTGGTAAAAACTTTGGACAATCAATGAAACAAATAGCACAACAAATTATGGTTAATATTATTGCTGGATTAATAGAACAAATAGCTTTGCTAACTATCGCTAAAATATTGAAAAAAGACGAACTTGAAACTGAAGAAAAAATTACAAGTGAAAATAAAAAACAATTAAAAATTAAAATGGCTATGATGGCTATGTCAGGTAATCCAATGGCCTTACTAGGATTTGCAGGATTTGCAAAAGGTGGAGCAGTATCAAAAGGAAGACCAATTGTGGTTGGTGAAAGAGGGCCAGAAATGTTCGTTCCAAATAGTACAGGACAAATAACTCAATCTGCAAGAGGTATATCAGGTGGAGGGTCAACAACAGTTAATTTTAACATTAACACAGTAGATGCTTCAGGATTTGAAGAATTATTAGTTAGATCAAGAGGTGCAATAACTCAATTAATTAACAATGCAGTTAATGAAAGAGGTAGGGAGAGTTTAATTTAATGGCTGGTGCATTTCCAATATCCAATTCTAAATTTGATACTTTAGGAATAAAGTCAATCCAAAATACTATTATTTCAAAAAGTGTATCAGGAAAAAAACTTGCAAGACAAATTGATAATCAAAGATGGGCATTTACTGTTTCTATAAAAACAGGAACTAGATCAGATGTTTATGGAGAACTAATGGCATTTATAGTTAAACAAAGATCAGGAAAAGAAAATTTTACAATAGTTCCACCTGAAGTAAAAAATGCAAGAGGTAACGAATCAGGAACAGTGTTAGTAAATGGAGATCATGCAGTTGGAGATACAACAATTAACATGGACGGACACCAAAACGATAATCCTCATGCTTTTAAAAGTGGCGATTTTATCAAGTTTGCTTCTCATAGTAAAGTATATATGGTTGTTGCAGATGTTCAGGCTTCAAGTAATGCTTCAACAGTTACAATAGAACCACCTTTAGTTTCAACAATATCAAATGATTCAGTAGTTACTTATGACAATGTTTCATTTACAGTTTATTTAACAAATGATATTCAAGACTTTGGAGCAACAGGAACTACTAATGATGGAAAACTTCTTTATACTTATGAAATGGATGTAGAAGAAGCTCTTTAATGAAATACAAAATAACCCATCTAGTTACTGCTGAGTTTGTTGCTGAAGTCATAGTCGATGAAAGTGAAATAAATACTCAAACAAATGATCTCAAGGAGTATAAAAAACCAGATGGCAAGTTTGAATTTACTATGATAAAAGGAACTGAGAAATTAGTAAGAACAACCTACGAGAAACATAATGACAAGGAATTTAACATCATCAATCAAGACAGCATTAGCGACGAATGATATTAGACCATTTCATTTACTTACAATAAATTTTAGTACTCCTGTAAATTTTACTGACTCTACTTATAGTTTAACTTCTTCAATATCTGGTAGTTCAGTTACTTATTCTCCATCTAGTTTTATTATTGGTATTTCAGATTTTAGTGAAGAAATAGACGTTACTAAATCAAGTGTTTCAGTTTCTTTATCAGGTGCTAATCAAACTTTTATATCAACTGTTTTAAATGAAAATATAGCAAACAGATCAGTTACTATTCATAGAGGTTTATTAGATTCTAACAATGCAATTATTCCTGATCCTTTTTTGTTATATAAAGGAAACATAGAAAATTTTAACATTAATGAAACCAAAAATTCAAGTACTGTTACTTTATCAGTTGTTTCTCATTGGGCTGACTTTGAAAAAAAGAACGGTCGTAAAACAAACAATACTGCACAACAAAGATTCTTTAGTACAGATGTTGGTATGGATTTTAGTTCACAAACTGTTTTAGATATTAAGTGGGGTAGAGAATAATGTTTAAATGGTTAGATAACTTTTTAATTAAATTTTCAAAAAAAATACTTAATAGATATGCACCAACAGGAGAGTTTATTGCATACATTAACAAAGATGAAGAAAAAATATTAAAACAATTAGGTGGTTATGGAAAACCTATTAACAAAACAGGAATTAAATCATTTATATTTTGTTTTATTGCTGGAACAAAAGTTAAACTACCTGACGGTACTTCAAAAAACATAGAAGATATACAAGTAGGCGATAACGTATTATCTTGGAATAAACAATTATCTAAAGCTAAAGTAGTTAAGTTAATGAAACCTATTCATAATGATATGGTTGAATTAAAATGGGAACATGGAATAACTACTAACACATTTGACCATCCTTTTTATGATTCTGAAAAAGAAACATGGGCATCTTACAATCCAAAATTAACTAAAGACAGATACGACTTTGAAAATGTAGAACAATTAAAAGTAGGTACAGTTGGCTTATATTTACAAGATGGTAAAATTATAAAGTCTAAATTGTTATCTATAACTGAAAAAATTAAAGATACACAAACTTACATATTTGAATTAGATAAAGATAATACTTTCTTTGCAAATGGTTATTTAACACACAACAAAGGTTGGAATCCTATTAGTGCAGTTATAAGTTTTTTTTCTAATCCTATTGTTGCTTTAATTGCTACTGTTGCAATTGCTTGGTTGTTTAGACCTAAAGTACCTGACTTGCCTGACTTTGGTGTTAATGAAGCAGATGATTTTGAAACAGGAGTTCTTTTAAACAAACAAAGTAATGATGCAAATATTCCTGTAATATATGGCGAAAGATTAGTAGGAGGCACAAGAGTATTTGTAGAAACTTCAGGAACTGACAATACCTATCTTTACGTTGCTTTAGTACTTTGTGAGGGAGAAATAAATTCAATAGAAGAAATAAGAGTGAATGAAGAAGTCGTAACTTTTGATGGAGCGTTATCTGATAATGTTCAAAGAAATGTAGATAGTTCAGATTCAACTTTTTATAAAGCTGATCCAAATGAAGATAATGGTTCTGCTGAAAGTACTATTATTGTTGAACCTCATTTTGGTACAGATGGTCAAAGTTCATCTAGTTTGTTATCTACTTTGTCAAATTGGGGAAGCAATCATAAATTATCAGGGATATGTTATTTAGCATTTAGGTTTAAATGGAATCAAGATGTATATTCAGGAATACCAAAGATACAAGCTAAAATTAAAGGTAAAAAAGTTGTAGCTTACAATTCTAGTCTTGTTGCACAAACGCCAGCTCATTCTTCAAACCCAGCTTGGTGTTTATTAGACTATTTAACAAACACTAGATATGGAAAAGGTTTAACTACTAATGAAATAAATTTACAAAGTTTTTATAATGCTTCACAAGTTTGCGTTACACAAGTAACTCCATATTCAGGTGGTAGTAATATAAATATTTTTGATACAAATGGAGTTATAGATACATCAAAAAAATTATTAGAAAATGTTAGAGAATTGTTAAAAGGATGTAGAGGTTATTTACCTTATACTGCTGGAAAATATAATTTGATTATAGAAACAATAGGAAGTGCAACAATAACTATAACTGAAGATGATATTATAGGTGGTTATTCATTACAAACACCAGCTAAGAATGAAAAATATAATAGAGTTATCGTATCTTATGTTAATCCTGATCGGAATTTTCAAGTTGATGAAGTACAGTTTCCACCAATAGATGATAGTGGATTACCAACAGCAGATAAACACGCAACAATGAAAACAGATGATGGTGGGTTTTTGTTAGAGGGTAGATTTGAATTTGGTAAAGTTATTACTAATACATATCAAGCAGAAGAAATGGCAGAAGTTATACTTAGACGAACAAGAGATTCTCTAAGACTTTCAATTAATGTTGCTTTTAGTGCATACGATTTAGCGATAGGAGATATTGTAAATGTTACTCATAGCTCAATTGGTTTCAGTTCCAAACCTTTCAGAGTGTTAGCAATTAAATTTAATCCTGATTACACTTTAGGTTTAGATTTAGTTGAACATCAAAATGCACATTACACATGGGCAACCAAGACTCAGGCAACTGCTGTTCCAACAACAAACTTACCTAATCCAAACAATATCCAACCACCAGCTTCTGTTTCACTTACAGATGAAATGATTGAATATGCTGATGGTATTGTAATCACTAGATTAAATATAAACATAGTTGCAAGTCCTGATAAGTTTGTTCAATATTATCAAGTTGAAGCAAAACAAAGTACAGAATCTAATTTTAAAATTATTTCTAATGGTACACAGTTAAGACATGAGTTGTTAAATGTTATTGACGATGCCACTTATGATGTGCGCGTTAAGGCAATCAACTCTCTTGGAGTTTCAAGTACATATGCTTCTGCATCAAGAAAGATAATTGGTGCAACAGAAACTCCAGCAGATGTTGAAGATTTATCTGTTAGTTTAGTAGGTTCAAATCAAATGGAACTTTCTTGGACGCCTGTCGCAGATTTAGATATTTCTTGGTACGAGATTAGATACCAAGATGTTCTTGTAGGTGCAGTATGGAATGAAAGTACACCATTAACAAAAGTAGTAAGAAGAAAATCAAATACAGTTACTGTTAATGCACAAACAGGAACTTTTTTAATAAAAGCAGTAGATAAATTAGGAAATTCAAGTGCTAGTGAAACTATTGTAACTACTGTAATATCAGGATTAAATAATTTTGTAACAACCCAATCGTTTAGTGAGTAATTATGGCAAATTTTAATGGAACAAGAGATAGTAATGTTGCTTTATCAGTTGATAACCAAAACAGAAAAGTCTTAATTCTAGATACAATAACAAACTTTGATGATGGTGTAGGTAACCTTGAATCAGCAGAGGGTGTGTTTGATTTAGGTGGAACTGATTCTACTTCTAATCCAACAAACTTTAATGGTAATGTTCAACCAAATGGTTTTTATACATTTGATAATACTTTAAGTTTAGATGCAATCTATGATGTAACACTCGGTGCTAAACTAGGAATGAGTTCAGAGGATGAATACGATTTATTTGATGATGGTAGAGGTGCTACGAAATTTGAAGATGCCAAAGCCCCATTTGATGGTAGCCCTGAAGTACAATGTGGTGCAGAAATACAAGTAGGATTTTCTGATACAGGATTAGGTTCAATTTCTAATTATAGAAAGATAGCACAACAAACTACTTTAAAAGGTAGGTATTTTAAATTTAGAGCAAAGCTAACTTGTGATAATAAAAAGGTTAGATCAAAAGTACACGATTTAAAATTTACAGTTAATTTTGAAAAAAGAGTAGATACAGGAGAAGATATAGTTTCTTCAGCTAGTGGAAGTAATATTACATTTAATAATTCTTTCTTTGCTACTCCTAGTTTATCAATAGCTGGTCAAAGTATGAATGTAGGAGAATTTTTTAAAATAACAAATAAGACAAAAAATGGATTTACAATTCAGTTCTTTAATAGTAGTAATGTAGGAATAAGTAGAACATTTGATTATCAAGCACAAGGATATGGCTTGAAATCGTAACCATTATAAAATATAAAGGAATCTATGGCACAAGTATCAGATTACGTTTTGGACAATCAAGGTTTCGCATCATTTCGTACGGAACTTAATAATATTTTAACAGCAGTAAATTCTTCTAATATAGGAAGTTCTGCACCTAGTTCAGCAGTAGCTGGAACTATATGGGTAGATAATGGAACATCAAATACTATAAAAATTAAAGTAAATGATGGAACAGATAACTTAGAATTATTTACAATTAACACATCAACAAACGCAATAACATTACCAAGTGGAGTTGCAGTAACAGGAACAATAACTGAAACCGACCCTAACGCATTACCACTTGCAATAGCACTCGGATAGGTTAAAAGGATAATATTATGGCAAATACTTTTAAAGTTAAAACAAATGATGCAATGCCTAGTTCGGCTGGAACACCATTAACATTATATACAGTTCCATCTTCTACAACGACAGTAGTAATTGGTTTAACTCTTTGTAATGTTCATACAACATCAGTAACAGCTTCAGTAAAAATAGATTCAAATACATCAGATACAGAAACAAACCAAGAAGTTTTTGTAGTTAAAGATGTTTCAATACCAGCTGGGAGTTCACTTGAAGTTTTATCAGGTGGTAAATATGTTATGCAAACAACTGATGTAATGAAAATTGATTGTTCAGTTGCATCTAAAATTGACGCAACATTAAGTATTTTAGAAATAACATAGGATTAAGATATGGCATTTATAGGTCGAGCAGTAGCACCAGCACCAATCTCTGCAAACGATGTTCCTGATTTACCAGCATCTAAAATTACATCAGGTACTTTCGCAGAAAGTTTTTTAACTAATGCAACAACAGATTTACAACCAATTAAATCTGACATAACAGCTTTAGCATTAAGAGAAGCTACAAACGAAAGTTCAGCTTCTTTTAATTTACCAAACCAACACATTGACACTTTCGCAACAGATACTTTAGGAACTAAAACAGATGTTTCAGTAGGAAGTGGTTTTGTTTCTTCTATTGGTGGAATAGCAATACCAACTAATTCTAAATTTTTATTACAATCCGAAACATCAAATGGAAGTACAACTTTTACTGACACAAGTGGAACAAGTGTTGGTATTCCAAATGTTTATAATTATACTCACAGCACAGCACAAGCAAAATTTGGTAGTTCATCTGTTAGAGCAGTAAATAATGGTAATATAGGTGGTACTCATAGTTCAGTTAGTTCACATTTTAATATTGGAACAAATAATTTTAGTATTGAGGCTTGGATTAGAATTGATAGTGGATCTTTAAACTCTGAAAGATATATATTAAGTAAAGGTGGTTATGGTGTTGTTGATACTGACCATGATGGCTGGGGTTGGAGAATACAAACTAATAATGAATTTGCATGGTACGCAAATCATGGTGGGACAGTTGTTGATATACATAGCAATCCTTACAGTTGGGTTGCAGATACTTGGTATCATATAAGAGTTAGCAAAAGCAGTAATACTTATTATTACCATGTTAATGGTACAAGTATAGGGACAAATTCAGTTAGTAATGCTAGTACCTCAATTAATGTAGGTTCAAGAGATTATAAAGTTGGTGCAAGTTCAGATAATGGGGGAAAATGGAATGGTTATATTGAAGAATTATTATTTGTAAATGGAAGTGCTTTATCAACATCAACTGCTAGTTTTACACCAAATACAGAACCTTATGGTCTAGTTGCGAATGCAACAGGAACTGCAATACAAAATACAAACACAGTTGGCTCTGCTAAAACAAAAGTTGGGGGAACAATGTTATACAAAGATTCTAATGGAACTGCTACACTAGGAACTGATCTTAAAGTTTATTTCACTTGTAATGGTGGTACAAATTGGACAGAAGCATCAAGCTATTCTGCGATCACTCCTGTTTATTCAACAGGGGTAAAACAAGTAAGACTTGGAGAAACAACTTGTACTTCAGGAACAGATGTTCGTTATAAAGTAGAATGGGCAAACCAAAGTCAAGGTTCAAAAGAAACACAATTACACGGCATAGGAATTAACTATTAAGGATAAAAAAATATGGCATTAACAAAAGTATCATCATTGGGAGTAGCATCAGGAGTAGGTGGCACAGATTGGCAATCTTCAATTGTTACAGCTTCAACACATACAGCTTCTTCTGGAAAAGGTATTTGGATTGATACAACATCTAATGCTTGTACACTTACACTTCCATCTTCGCCATCTGTTGGAGATGAAATAGTTTTTTCTGATTTTGCAAGAAAATGGGGAACAAATGCTGTAACTTTAAATTTAGGTGGATCAAAATTTCAAGGTAACACAACTCCTGTTCCTGTCTATGATACTGATGGAGAAACAGTTCATATTGTTTATTCTGGTTCTACTCAAGGTTGGATACCAATTGATGATGGAACAGTTGTTTTAGAAACACCACAAACTTATTCAGCATCTTATCTAGCTATTGCTGGAGGTGGTTCTGGTGGTAGAGGTTATGCTGGAGGTGGAGGTGCTGGTGGATATTTAACTTCAACACTTACTTTTACTCCTACAAATGTTATTACTTGTGTAATCGGACAGGGTGGTGCTTCTCAAGGAAGTAATACAGATGGTCACGATGGTGGAAATACTACTATATCAGGATCAGGAATTACAACTGTAACTGCAATAGGTGGTGGTTATGGACAAGGAAGTAACACAGGTGCTTCTGGTGGTGGAGAAGGTGGTTCTGGTGGAGGTGCTTCTGGCCCAAACGATGGTGGTACTGGAACAGTAGGTCAAGGAAATGATGGTGGAAATTCACAATCGGGAGGTAATACTCCG